GCAAACGAACTCTGCACCCTCGGTGCCGAGGCTGTCAACCTCGGCCAAGGTAATGGTGCGATTATCCCCAGAATAGTTAAAGGTAAGCGTTATTTTATCATCATACACAAATATGGCATTTATGAAAGTATCAATAAGCCGCTTTTGAAATTCTGGGCTTTTTACATCGCCGTTTCTAAAATCGGTAAGGAAAAAGAGCACATAATCACGGGTGATCTGCCAGGACCGTACCAGCTCCAGGTGTGAAAGCTCGGCCTCGATTTCCGCACGCTGTGCATCCAACTCATCCAACCGCTTTTTGGTGGCCTCGTTGAATATACCCGCCTCAATGGCTTTTATAATATTGCCGGTGGCTTTTTCCACCTCGGCCAGCTTACGCTTTAAGGCCTCGGCAAGATCGTTATCCTGGTTTTGTGCTTGGTAGCACTCATATACAGCATCGGCAATGAACTCCAGCAGCGCATCATCCTTGAGCAGATCCATAACGGCGTTTATAACAATGCCCTCGATCCACTCCTGCCGCACAGCTTTTTTATGGCAGGTACGCTCCCGGCGTTTTTTGGTGCACACATAATAATTGTGCTTGGCACCGGTTTTGCTGGTACCGCTTTCCCCGATCATACCGGAGCCACAATGCCCACAGAAAAGTTTATCAGTAAGAATATAATCGGCACGGCTCCAGGTGTGTGCCGGTGCCCTTTTGTTTACTTTTAGCATTTCCTGCACCTTTGCAAATGTTTCCACATCAATTATGGCCGGCACGCCGCCCTCGATCCTTACATCATCCTTATAAGTATATACACCGATATACTTTTCATTTTTAAGCATTGAGTGCAGGCTGTTTTTGGTAAATTTACCGCCCCGGAGGGTACGGAGCCCCCGGTTGTTGAGCTCGGTAACAATTTCCGTAACGGTGCTGCCTTTGGCGTACATATCAAACACCAAGCGGACCGTTGGCGCCGTTTCCGGATCTATTACAAATTTTTTAGTGGCGGGATCCGTTTTGTACCCCAGAGGCCTGTTGCCCCCGGTGCTTTGGCATTTCTCTGCACTTGCCCGTTGGCCACGCAGGATGTTTTGGGAAAGCTGGAGGCTGTAATATTCAGCCATACCCTCAAGCACGCTTTCCAAAATAACGCCCTCCGGGCTGTCTGGGATGCTTTCAGCAACATACACCACTTTTACACCGTTCTTTTTACAGCGGTATTTATTGAAAGCGATCTCCTCACGGTTACGCCCAAAGCGATCTATTTTCCACAATATTATTGTATCAAACTGCTTTTTGGCCGTATCTTTGAGCATTTCCTGGAATTGCTCACGGTTATCATTGCGGCCCGTCATTGCTCTGTCGCAGTATTCTTTTACGATGGTAAGCCCGTGTGCTGCCGCATATTTGTATGCCTCGGCAAGCTGCCCCTCAATACTTTGCTCACCTTGCCTGTGGCTGGAGTACCGGGCATAAACCACCGCTATACGCTTTTTGCTCACAGCTCGGTTATTTCCTTTGCTCTGCCGAGGGTAAGCAGGCCAAAGTTAGACACAAAGGGCATTGCATCCATCGGCGTACCCTTTAAGGCAAAAACAAGGTGCCCCAGGGTGGCATCCTTTTTGTAAGTTACTACCATATAATTTTTATAGGTGGTTTGTTTTATTTCCTTTTCTTTTGCTCGGCCACCGATGAGGGCACCGGGTACACCGGCAATAATTGCACCAGCGATGGCGCCGCCGGCACTTGAAACATACTGCTTTGTGATCTGCTCCTCCGTATCTGTTTTGGTTGCAATACTTACCATTTTATCAATAGACAGATTAAAGGATCCGGAGAGGCTGGATATTGCAAGGCCCGCCTCGGTAAGTGCCAAGGTGCACATTGTGCCGCCGGGAACGGGCAAGCCGCTAAAATGGGCATAGGTACCCTGTACGGGCTTAAAATCATCCTTTGTAAGCGGTTTACGCTTTTTCTTAAAACCAAACATATATACACCTCCTGCCTCGGCTCTGCCGGGGCTTTTTTTTATTTTACAAGCTCGGCAGCGTAAGCAAGCAGCTGTGCCTGCTTTACTATATCCATTTTGTCAAAGAGCTCAAGCAGGGCCTTTTGGTGCTCGGTGAGAGAGGTACCAACGGTGTTGCCGTTGCCAATGATGTTGCCGTTTCCATTTACGGTGTTAAAGGAGTTTTCTGCAAGGGCATCCTGCATCTGTGCCTTTTCAAAAGCAAAATACGCATCAATGGCGGCGTGCTCGTTGTAATTGTGTTGCTCAAGCAAATGCTGCCACACGCCCTGGTTAAAAGCAGATGTATCTATGCTTTCATAGTCAATAGGCCAATCAATCTCACGCTCCAACTCATCAATGGAAAGCTCAAAATAATCTGCGATCTTTTTAAGCGTGCTGTTGCGGGGCCTCTTTTTGAGGTTTTTCCAAGTGGTACCTGCGGAGCTTGAAAAACCAAGCTCAATGGTAAGTGCTGTAACTGTGGTGCCTTTGTTCTTACAAAGGGCCTCGATCCTCTGGTAAAAAGTCATTGTTTTGCCTCCAAAAAATTTTTTTCAAGAAATTATGCAAAAACACTTGACAACCGAGCAAAACCGAGTTATAATGTAGTCAACCAATTAAAAGCAAGGCAAAACGAAAAGACCTTTGCGGTTTGGTTAATTTTCGCAACGGTTTAGTGCTCTAATATCAAGTTTGCTGGCAACAAACATTATAACACTAAACCGAGCAAAAGTCAAGTAAAAGGAGGTATTTTGTTTGGAAAAGTTTTATAGCTGTGAGCAAGTGGCTGACCGCTACGCCGTAAAAATCGAAACTGTCCGAGAGTGGATCAAGGAAAAAAAGCTCCCGGCTGTAAAGATCGGCAAGCTCTATCGCATCAAAGAATGTGATCTCATTGCCTTTGAGCAGAAAAACCAGACCATCACAGACGAGTAAGGAGGTACGCCCAATGTTGCCCGTACATTTCAACACGGACCAAATGGGGAAAGTAGCAAAGCACTTGCTCGGCTCCGGTCCGTTGCCGGAATTACAGGCGCATAGCGAAAACCCCGCAAACAAACGCCGCTTTGAGGAGTGGCAGAAAAGGAGGGAGGCAAATGCCGGTAGATCCCAAACCATACCAACAGCTTGCTGCACGGAGGCGTAAGCAACAGCAGGCACTACGCAGAGCCCTCCTGGTGCTCTTAGGCATCGCCCTTTTGATCTTTGGCCTCGGTGTGCTTTTAGGTTACACCCTGGGAACGGTCCACGCAAAAGCCGTGGCACCCGTACCGGATGAGCTGACCTATAACGCCCAGAGCCCACAGACAAAGTACGATGCAACCATTACAAGTATGGACTTTAAGGAAACCGAAAAGCCCGCAGTAATTCCCGCCAACCTTATTGTGAGTGAGGGCAACGCTTTAAGCCCGGAGCTGCAAAAGATTATGCAGGAAAAATGCGAGGAGTACGGTGTGCCCTACGCCCTGGCACTTGCTTTGGCTGACCAGGAAACCCGCTTTGATCCCGATGCTGTAAGCGGCACCAATGATTATGGGCTTATGCAAATTAACAGCATCAATTTTGAATGGCTCCGAGAGAGAGGCATTGATCCGCTGACCTATGAGGGAAACATTGAGGCGGGTGTGCTTATTCTTTCCAAAGCCATTAACCGCTACGGCGATTATGGGCTTGCACTTATGGCTTATAACTGCGGTGATACCGGAGCAAAAAGGCTGTGGGATGCAGGTACATACAGCACCAAATACTCCAGAGAGGTTTTGGAGCGTTACAACAAATGGGTGCAGATCGTGGAGGGCAAATAAATGGCCTATTACCACACCTGCCCAGAGTGCGGGGCCAATTTGGATCCCTGCGAAAAATGCGATTGTCAAACAATAAAAAACAATATAACCAAGGAGGCTAACGAAAATGTTAGAAATGAAGATCACCATTGCCGCCCCGGATCTGGCGGCAGCCATCAACAACCTTGCCGTGGCACTTGCTAACGGCAACACCGTACCCGCTGAAAAGCCCGCAAAGGCTGAAAAGCAGACCGAGGCAAAGGTTGCCGCACAGCAGGCACAGGCACCCGTAAACCCTATGCAGGCAACTGGTGCACCTTTGAGTGCGACACCTGCCCAGACCGTGGCACCTGTGGCTAATGTTCCCGTTGCACCCGCTGTGGTACAGCAGGCGGCACCCGCCGTGGCACCGGTAGCACAGGCACCTATTGCCCAGGCTCCCGTTGCATCCGCAGTACCCACCGGAGCACCTACCTACACCCTGGAAATGATTGCAAGAGCCGGCACGGCACTTGTAGATGCTGGCAAGATGGATGCACTTTGTGGCCTGCTTGCCAAGTACGGGGTTGAGGCTCTTACTGCATTGGATCCCGCACAGTACGGCAACTTTGCAAACGATTTGAGAGCCCTCGGCGCACAGATTTAAGGGGGGGGTAAGATTATGCCGACACCGGAAAAACACGCTCTGCTGTCTGCATCCTCTGCCTCACGCTGGCTGCGTTGCACAGCCGCCCCTCGATTTGAGGAGCAATTCCCGGAAAAAACCTCGGAATACGCAGAGGAGGGCCGACTTGCCCACGCTATTTGTGAGCTCAAGGTAATTAAGAAATTTACCACACAGCTTACACCCCGTATGTATAGCACCCGCATTAACAAGCTCAAAAAGGATCCGCTGTACACCGATGAAATGGATAAAACATCGGATCTGTATGTTGAGCACCTTACCGAAAAGGCTATGACCTATAACAGCACGCCCAGCGTTGCCGTTGAGGTGCAGGTTGATTTTGCCGAATATGTACCGGAGGGCTTTGGTACCTGCGATTGCATTATGATCGGCGGCGATACCCTCAACATTACCGACTATAAGCACGGCAAAGGCGTGCCTGTATCGGCAGAGGGCAACGCACAAATGAGGCTTTATGCCCTCGGCGCTTTGAAACGCTACGCACCTATTTACGGCAACACCATTAAAAAAGTGTGTATGACCATTGACCAGCCCCGCATCCAGGATGAGCCCAGCACCGAAACCATAACCGTTGAGGAGCTGCGTGCTTGGGGTGAAAGCATCAAGCCTGCTGCCGCCAAGGCATATATGGGGCTCGGTGAATTTTGCCCCGGTGAGCATTGCCGTTTTTGCAGAGGCAAGGCACAATGCAAAGCCCGTGCTGCCATTAACACAGCCCTTGAGGAGTTTAAGGACTGCGTACCGCAGAACGGTGAAAAGCCGCCCCTCTTTGGCCAGGGAGTGCTTACGGATGAGGAGATCGGTGATCTGCTTGTAAGGGGTAAGGAGCTCGTGGCCTGGTATAAGGACCTTGAGGAGTACGCACTTAACGCCCTGCTTAACGGCGGTACCATCCCCGGATGGAAAGCGGTAGCAGGCAGGAGCAACCGTACATTTACGGACACGGATGCAGCCGTTGCGGCTGTTATCGCTGCCGGGTACGATGAGGCCCTTGTTTATGAGCGTAAGCCCAAAACCCTTACCGAGCTTGAGAAACTTATGGGCAAGGCTGAATTTGCAGCCAAATTGGGTGCCTATGTGGTTAAGCCTTTGGGCAAGCCCACCCTTGCACCTATGACCGACAAACGAGAGCCTTACAGCCCTGCCGCCGCCGATTTTGCGGAGGTGGCAAACAATGGATAACACACAGCTTACCGTGCTTGTAGAGCGTTGTGTTATGCAGATCAACCCGGATCCGTTTTTCGATAACAGCACCCTGGCAAACATCCGTAAATTATTCCGTTATGTTTTCCAGGAGCCGGACCGTAACACGGAAACCATTGCAGCCCTCGGCGGGTACCTGCCCGCCAAGGTTGCAGAAACAAAAGCAGCTTGGGGCGATGCAAGCGTTGCCTATACCAACGGCTATGTAGATTTAAGTTATAGGCAGTATGGTATGCCAAAAAGTGTGATAAACAGCACCGTGGCCGCCAACAAAAAGCTGCTTGCCGCTGTAAAGCGTGCAAAAGCCAAGCACGAAAAATATGTAAAAATTTTGGCTGCCTTTGAGGCCGCCGCAAAATAACCAAGGAGGCATAAAATTATGCGTTTCAATGAGAACATCCCCCCCCGTATGAGTGAGGCCCACAAAAGGGCCGAGGCTGAAAGCGCCGCCTGTGATATGTTGCTTGAGCTTATGCTTGAGAGCGATATGCCGGAGGAGCGTAAGGTTGGCCTGCACATTATGAAAGCAGCAAGAAACCTGCACGAGGCTATCAGCAATATTGTTGGTGAGTATGCGGATCCCACCAAAGAGGTACCGTATGAAACCGCCAAGCAGGTTGCTGAATACCTCGGCCTGGTACACACAGGCATTATGCAATTTATGGAAACCCAAAACAACCAATGTACTGAATGAAATTTATATCAAAGGAGATCAAGAGTATGTATCAAAACATTGCAACCAAAGTATTAACCGGTGAGGTACGCCTTTCCTATGTCAACCTCATCACACCCAGAGCCGCACAGCAGGGCGGTGAGCCTAAATACAGCGTAACGCTGCTTATTCCCAAGAGCGATAACGCCACCAAGATGGATATTGACAACTCCATCCGTGCGGCGTATGAGGAGGGTGTAAGCAAAAAGTGGGGCGGTGCACATCCCCAGCCCAAGGTTATTGTGCACGATGGCGATGGTTTACGCCCCTCCGGCTTGCCTTTCGGTGAGGAGTGCAAAGGCTGCTGGGTAATTACCGCATCCACCAAGAACAAGCCCCAGGTGGTTGGCATTGATAATGTCAACTGTGAGCTTGCCCCCAACGATATTTACAGCGGTATGTATGCCCGTGTAACCCTTAACTTTTTTGCCTACGATACGGCAGGCAGCAAGGGCGTTGGCTGTGGCCTCGGTAATGTTATGAAAACCAGGGATGGTGAGCCCCTTTCCGGTGGTGCATCCGCTGCCAGCGATTTTGCAGACTTTAACACAATGCCTGCGGCGGCTCCTGCATACGGCACCGCACCCGCTTATGGTGCCCAGCCCAATTATGCGGCACCCGCTGCACCTGCTTACCAGGCACCTGTTGCTCCCGCTTATCCCCAGGCGGCACCCCAGCAGTACGCACAGCCCGCAGCTCCCCAGCAGGGCGGCGTAAGGATCAACCCCATTACCGGACAGCCGATGTAAACAAAGGAGGTAAAGAGCTATGCACCACTTGAGCATTGACCTTGAAACATACTCAAGCGTGCCGATTGGAAAAGCCGGCGCCCAAAAGTACATTGCAAGCCCCGACTTTGAGATCCTGCTCTTTGCCTATTCCTTGGATGGCTCACCGGTTGTATGCGTGGACTTTGCCCAGGGTGAAATGCTACCGCAGGAAATTGCAAACGCATTGACCTCCCCGGACTACATAAAGCACGCATACAATGCTCCCTTTGAGTGGGGCTGCCTTTCCAAATATGTGGGCAGGCAGCTCCCACCGGAGCAATGGCGTTGCACAATGTTCCACGGCCTTTACGCTGGCTATACGGCGGGCCTGGAGGCCACAGGGCGGGCGTTAGGCCTTGCAGAGGATAAACGCAAGCTCAATACAGGTAAAGCCCTTATACGCTATTTCTGCGTGCCCTGTGCCCCCTCAAAGGCAAACGGTATGCGTACACGAAACTACCCCCACCATAACCCGGAGCGTTGGCAGTTATTCAAAGAGTATTGCTGCCAGGATGTTGTTACGGAAATGGAAATTGAGAGGCGGCTTTCAGCAATACCCGTACCGGACTTTGTGCAAAAGGAATGGGAAACGGATCTCATTATCAACAGCCGAGGCGTGGCGGTTGATATGGAAATGGTTGAGGGTGCCCTGGAGCTCGGTGCTACGGTCCGCAACAGCCTTATGACAGAGGCAATGCAAATATCCGGGCTGAATAACCCCAACAGCGTAAAGCAGCTTGCTGCTTGGCTTGAGGAGGAAACCGGTGAGGAGGTTGCCGCCCTGCGTAAGGACACCGTGGCAAAGATGCTTGCCCGTGATGATAACAGCCCCCAGGTACAGCGTATGCTTGAGATCCGGCAGGAGCTTGGCAAGACCAGTACCAAAAAATATGATGCCATTGAGGTGGCTGTGTGCCCGGATGGGCGTGTGCGTGGGCTTTTGCAGTTTTACGGAGCCAACCGCACCGGCAGATGGGCAGGCCGTTTGGTGCAGGTGCAAAACCTGCCCCGCACCTATACGGAGCCCCTGGAGCTTGCCCGTGAATTGGTAAAGGGCCGAAACCTTAACGCCCTCAAGGCCATTTACGGCAGCATCCCGGACACATTAAGCCAACTTATACGCACAGCCTTTATAGCACCGCCTGGGCACATACTCATTGATGCTGACTTTTCAGCCATTGAGGCCCGTGTTATATCGTGGCTTGCCGGTGAGGAGTGGCGCCTTGAGGTTTTCCGCACCCACGGCAAAATATATGAGGCATCTGCATCCCAAATGTTTGGCGTGCCCCTTGAGCTTATCAAAAAGGGCAACCCCGAATATGCCCTCCGACAAAAGGGCAAGGTTGCAGAGCTTGCACTCGGCTACCAAGGCAGTACCGGTGCACTTATCAATATGGGTGCTCTTGATATGGGCATCCCGGAGGAGGATCTGCCGGATATTGTTACCCGTTGGCGTGATGCCAACCGGCGCATAAGGGATCTGTGGTACAAAATGGATGCCGCCGCCGTGCAGATTATCACCCAGGGTGGAGCCGTTGGCGTAAACAATGTGGTTATTGCCCGTGAGTTTAACTACGAGCAAGGCACCGATTGTATGACCATAACGCTACCCTCCGGGCGTAAGCTCTATTACATTGAGCCCCAAATTGGCCAAAACCAATGGGGCAGCCCCTCAATATCGTATATGGGTATGGACCAGACCACAAAGAAATGGAAACGCATAGAAACCTACGGCGGCAAGCTTGTGGAGAACTGTGTGCAAGCCATTGCCCGTGATTGTCTGGCACAGGCCATTGAGCACCTTGAGGCTGCCGGCCTGCCTGTTATATTCCACATACACGATGAGGTTGTTATTGATTGCCCGCCCAATGCCGCCACCCTGGAGGATGTGGTTAAGATCATTGCACAGCCCATACCCTGGGCTCCGGATCTGCCGCTGGGTGCGGATGGCTGGGTTGGCCAATTCTTTAAGAAAGATTAAAGGAGGATCGGCAATGCAGTATATGGGCGGCAAAAGCCGTATTGCCCGCAGCATTGCTAACATAATCAATGAGGTACCAAGGTGGAAAATCAAGAATAGCAACACCGTTGGCACAGATCCTCAACTCTGCGGGGGGGGGCTTGCTTTGTTAGTCTTTTCTGCGGTAGCTGCTCCGTTGAGAGCAAAGTAACCGGTTATGACCGCATCATCCTAAACGATAAGCACGAGTATTTGATCTCAATGTTAAAGGGTGTACAGCAAGGTTATGAATTGCCGGAAACCATAACGGAGGATCAGTACCAATATATACGAGCCAACAAGGATGCAGATCCCGTGCTCACAGGCTTTGTGGGTTTTGGGTGCAGCTTTGGTGGCAAGTGGTTTGGCGGTTACGCCAGGAATAAGGGCGGCACCAATTACGCAGCCCAAAGCAAAAGATCATTGCTTAAAGATATGGCCACGCTCGGCGGTGCAGAGTTTATTTGTGGCGATTATCGCAAAGTACCGATACCGCCCGGAGCCGTTGTGTATGCGGATCCACCGTATGCAGACACCACGGGCTATAACGGTGAGAAATTTGACAGCAAAGAGTTTTGGCGGGCAATGCGGTTGCTTGCTGATACCGGGCACACCGTTTACATAAGTGAGCAGACCGCCCCGCCAGACTTTGTATGCGTGTGGGAAAAGCCCTTTACCCGCACCCTCGACAGAAACAAGGGCAACCAATTTAAGGTAACAGAAAAGCTGTTTACCTATGTATCACCGCTTTACCAAGGAGGCGTACAAATTGATACCCTTACCAAATAAAAAATACAGCGTTATATACGCAGATCCACCCTGGGCTTATCAGCAAGGTGGCAGAGGTGCCGCCAAGCATCATTACGATACGATGAGCACCGAGGCATTATGCAATATGCCCGTGCGGGATATTTGCACCGATGATGCCGTGCTCTTTATGTGGGCCACTTTCCCGAATTTGCCGGAGGCATTAAAGGTGATGGAGGCCTGGGGCTTTACCTACAAAACGGCAGCGTTTGTGTGGGTGAAACAAAACAAAAAGGCACCCACCTTGTTTATGGGTGGCGGCTCCTACACCAGGGCAAATGCGGAGGTTTGCCTGCTCGGTGTAAGCAAGAATACCAAGGCAAAAAGGTTTGTGGCATCACACAGCGTGCGGCAGATCATTATAACACCGGTACGCCAGCACTCCCAAAAGCCCGCAGAGGCACGGGATCGCATCCGTGAACTCACGGGGGGGGATCACTCGTACATAGAGCTTTTTGCCCGAAATACCACACCCGGCTGGGATGTGTGGGGAAACGAGGTAAACAAATATGAAAACTAAAATATACATTGCCGGCAAGATTACCGGCGATCCGGAATATAAAGCAAAGTTTGATGCTGCGGCAGCAGAGTACAAAAAAAAGGGTTACACCGTGCTTAACCCCTCTTGGATGCCCCAGGGTATGCAGCCTGCCGATTATATGCGTATTTGCTTTGCAATGATCGACACAGCGGATGTGGTTGCTTTTCTGCCTGGGTTTAGCAAGAGCCCCGGTGCAAGGCTGGAGGCAGAATACTGTTTTTATACCGATAAAAGCACCATTATGCCGGATGGTGAAAGTTTGGAAACACCGAACTGCTCACAAAAAGAATTGACGGCATTAAAAGCGGTGTACTACTTGGCCGAGAGAAACCCACGCCTGCGTATGGGTGGCACTTGGGTTGAGGATGTACACAATATGGAAACCTGCCAGCGGATCCCGTTTGTTGAGGCAATGCGGCTTGTTGGTAATATGCTTTATTGCTCCGATGATGAGGAGGCAAGACCGTGAAACACTACGGCGATATAACAAAAATAAACGGAGCTGCTGTGGAGCCCGTCAATGTGATTATTGGCGGCAGCCCTTGCCAGGATCTTTCCGTTGCAGGTAAGCAAGCAGGCTTACAGGGTGAACGGTCCGGGCTCTTTATGGAGCAACTGCGTGTGATAAAAGAAATGAGGAGGGCTGACAATGCCAGAGGTAGAACAGGAAAAGACACCCGCCCAAGGTATATGGTGTGGGAAAATGTGCCCGGAGCTTTCAGCTCCACAGGAGGAGCCGACTTTGCAGCCGTGCTCCAAGAAACCGCAAAAGTGGCCTGCGAACAAGCCCCCGCTGTTCCTATCCCTAAAAACGGATGGCCTCCAGCCGGATGCCTTACCGATGTGGGAGGACAATGGAGCATTGCGTGGAGAGTACTTGATGCACAGTTTTGGGGCGTGCCCCAAAGACGAAAACGCATCGCACTTGTCGCAGATTTTGGAGGCCTCACCGCACCCGAAATACTCTTTGAGCGCCAAGGCGTGCCTGGGTATATTAAACCGTGCGGAACGGAGGGGCAAGGTGCTCCCGGAAATATTGAAACAAGCACTAATACAGCAAGCCCAACGGGGGGGGGCTTATTGCATACAAGGTAACTGCATCGACAGAGCAGACACCGCAGGATGCAACGGCAAAGGATGGACCGAGGGAGTAAGCTACACCCTAAACACCATTGACCGCCCCGCTGTGCTCCCTTTTGTGCCAGCCCCTCAAGTAACGGGGGGGCTTACATTGACAGCTCACCCTTTCGATCCGGCACAGGTAACTGCCCCGTTACATCGCAACCCAATGACGAACACAGAGAAATGCCACACGCTGCACAGCCTGGATGCCCCGGCGATTGTATCATATTTGAGCCGGGATCCTGCACCCGTGTTGGCGGGCATATCTGGCAAGATGGAAAAACCCCGGCGTTAAGAGCCGATGCAGGCGATAACCGCCCCGCCATAGCCCTTGAGCACCACCCTAACGATAGCAGGGTGAAAATAGCCGAGGATGGAATTGTACAAACCCTCAATGCTCGTATGGGCACCGGGGGGGGAATGTTCCACTCGTTATGTGCTCTACCAAAAGGCCATAGGCAGCCTATGTGCGAGGGATGCCAAAGGGATTGGCAACCAATATGTGCAGGAGGGCAAGTGCCTAATTATGGAGGTAACAAAATGATAATGTTTGAAAACTACCAATTTGCTAATTGGCGCCCCGGATGCGGAACGCTAAAAGCAAGCGGTGGCGATTACGGGGGGGGGCTCGGAAAACTTGATTGTGTATGAATATTGGAACGGTGAGCCTGTGGTTGACACACTCACCGCACGAAACGCTGGGGGGGGGCAACGGATGCCGGATAAACAAAATTTTAACTGCGTTGTAGGAGCAGAGCAAAACCCTACTGAAACAAATTATATTGTACGCCGCCTTACACCGCTTGAATGTGAACGCCTGCAAGGTTTTCCGGATGGCTGGACCGATATAGGCGAATACACCGACAGCAAAGGTAAAGTACATAAAGAGTGTGCAGATAGTGCACGCTACAAGGCACTTGGCAACAGCATTGCCATACCGCCGTGGACTTATGTATTACAGCGGCTTTCTGTCTGCTGTGGTACGGAGGCAACGATGGCCAGCTTATTTGATGGCATCGGCGGTTTTCCTCTTATCTGGGAACGCATTAACGGCAAAGGCTCTTGCCTTTGGGCAAGTGAAATTGAGGACTTTCCCATTGCCGTTACAAAATACCATTTTCCGGAGGAGGTACCCGATGAGTAAAATACCTTACAGAAATAGTGAGGGCTACGCAGATCCCACGGCATACGCCGCCCTGGAGCCTATTGCCCAGGAGGAGGCAGCCCTTGAAAGCAAAGTAAACTTTTTAATAAAGGTGCTCAAATTCATTGCCAACGAGGCTGGGTTTGATGTAACCAACCGCATTGAATTATGCGACAGAAAAACCGGCAGGGTTTTTAAGTAAGCCCCCCCGTGGGGTGGGCGGTAAGGAGTAACCGCTATGCTAAATGATAGAAAAATAACCATATCAGCCGGAGCAAGCCGCCGTGCCACCCTTTGGACCGCACAAACGCTGCTTATATCGGAGTTATGGGAAAAGCTAAAAGTGCCGGCAAGGGGCACGGAAACCCTTGCAGAATATATGAGCCTCAAAAAGGCTCAACAGGATGAGCTCAAGGATATTGGCGGCTTTATGGGCGGTACCCTTAACGGCCCACGCCGTAAAGCAAACAATGTTACCGGGCGTGATATTATCACCCTCGACCTTGACAACATCCCCGCAGGTGGCACGGATGATGTGCTGCGGCGTGTTGAGGCTCTGGGTTGTGGGTACTGCGTATATAGCACCCGTAAGCACCAGCCGGCGGCACCCCGCCTCCGTATTCTGCTGCCTATGGATAGGACCGTAACCGCCGATGAGTATGAGCCTATTGCACGCAAAATGGGTGAGTACATCGGCCTGGAGTTTGCGGATCCCACTACCTTTGAGGTAAGCCGCCTTATGTATTGGCCCAGCTGCTGTGCTGACAGCCAATATATTTACCTCACCGCAGATAAGCCCCTGCTTTCAGCGGATGGCTTGCTTGATACATACGCCGATTGGCACGATATGACCACCTGGCCCGCTTTGCCGGGGCAGCAGGCGTTTACCAAGCTGGCGGTAAAACAAGGCGATCCGGAGGGCAAAAACGGCGTTGTGGGTGCTTTCTGCCGTACCTATGACATTTACCGTGCTATGGAGGAATTGATCCCCGGCATATATGAGCCCGTTGACACAATGCCCGGCAGATACACATACATTGGAGGCTCCACCACCGGCGGTGCTGTGCTGTACGATAATGGCAAATTTTTATACAGCCACCACGCAACGGATCCCTGCTCCGGCAGGCTCGTAAATGCCTTTGACCTGGTACGCCTCCATAAGTTTGCGGATGCAGACGATGAGGCACAGGCTGGCACACCCGCCAACCGCTTGCCCTCTTACGCTGCTATGTGTGAGTTTGCCACCGGCCTTGCCGATGTTGCAGGCCTTATGGCACAGGAGCGTTACGCAAACGCTGCAAAAGACTTTGAGGGCATCGGCCCCGATAATGCCGATGATCCCGCCAACTGGATGGCCTTGCTTGAAACAAGTGCCCAGACCGGTGCAGTAAAAGGCACCATAAACAATGTGCTTATTATCCTGGAGCACGATCCGATGCTCAAAGGTAAGTTTGCCCTCAACCAATTTGCCAACCGTGGTGAGGTGCTGGGGGCTCTGCCGTGGGATCAGCGTACCAAACGCCGCCTGTGGGATGATAACGATAACCAAGGCCTTTATTGGTACATTGAAAAGGTGTATAAGATCACCGGCAACGGCAAAATTGATGGTGCACTTTCCCTCCATTCCAACCGTTTTGCTTTTAATGAGGTGCAGGACTACCTGGGAGGCCTCAAAGGCAAATGGGATGGCGTGCCCCGCCTCGATACTCTTTTCATTGACTACCTCGGCGCCAAAGATACAGCATACAACCGTGCTGTTACCCGTAAGGCCTTTGTGGCAGCTGTTGCCCGTGCCATTACGCCCGGCTGCAAGTATGACAATATGGTGATTTTGACCGGCCCCCAGGGCCTTGGTAAAAGTACCCTTTTGGATAAAATGAGCCGTGGCTGGTTTAATGACAGCATCCGCACCTTTGAGGGTAAAGAGGCCAGCGAATTGCTCCAGGGCGTTTGGCTGGTGGAGGTTGCGGAGCTTGATGCTTTCCGTAAAACCGACATTGCCCGCATAAAGCAGTTTTTGTCTTTGAAAACAGACCGCTACCGCCCCGCTTATGGCCGAAATGTTAAGGAGCTCCCACGCTGCTGTGTATTCTTTGGCACCTGCAATGAAACAGAGTTTTTGCAGGATCCCACCGGCAACCGCCGTTTTTGGCCCGTTGACACCGGGGAGCAAAGAGGCACCAAAAGCGTATTTAAGGATCTTGATGATGAGGTGGATCAACTGTGGGCTGAGGCAGTAATGCGGTGGCAGCTCGGTGAGCCGTTGTACTTAACCGGTGCCATTGAGGAGGATGCAAAGGCCAAGCAGGAGGAACACCGTGAGGCATCCAGCCGTGAGGGCATCGTGCGTGAGTTTATGGATCGACAGGTGCCCGATGATTGGAGCAAATGGCCTCTTGATAAGCGGCGTATGTTCTGGGCAGGCGGTGTGCAGGGCAACATCACCCTGGTGCCCCGTGATCGTGTATGTGCCCTTGAGATATGGTGCGAGGCTTTCGGCGGCTCCATTAAGGAAATGAAAAACACCGATACCAGGGAGCTTAATGCAATTATTGCCGCAACGCCGGGCTGGAAAAAAGCAGATAAGCCCAAGTATATGGGGCCCTATGGGGCACAGCGTGGGTTTGTACGCTGATATGTTACAAACAATATTACAAATGCGGCTTACATTTATAAAACCGTGTAGAAATGTAAGAAAATCAAAATATTACATTTTTACACGGAAAACCGCCTTTTTGTAATATTGTAATGTACTTTGTAATATCGCAAAACCGCATAAAATAAGGCTTTTTATTGATTTTCTTACAATATTACATTTTTTTCTATTAACTATTAAAAATAGAGAGTTTGAAAGAAATAAAACCGCCTAACCCGCCTAAATGCGGGGGTATATGCGTGCGTGTGAGAAAAACGGAAAAGGAGGCAATTTGCAATGCTTGAGAGCGATGTTGAAAAACACCTCTGCAAGAGGGTTAAAAATGAGTTACACGGCTGGGCTCTTAAATTTGTAAGCCCCGGACAAAACGGCGTACCAGATCGCATCGTGTTAGTGCCAATGGGGCGCATCTACTTTGTGGAAACAAAGGCCCCTGGTAAGAAACTGCGAAAATTACAAGAGTGGGTGTGCGGGCTTATTAAGGGTTTAGGCTTTGCCGTTTTAAGGTTGGACACCAAGGAAAAGGTGGATGCCTTTGTAAGGGAGGTAATGAGCAATGGAATATAAACCGCATAATTACCAAGCCTATTGCATCCAGCGTATTGTTGAGGATCCGGCGGTTGGGTTGTTTTTACGGCCCGGCCTCGGCAAAACCTCAATAACACTTTCAGCCATAAACATATTGCGGTACTACCGCTGGAGCGTGCGTAAGGCTTTGGTTGTAGCACCCAAAAAGGTGGCAGAGGGTACCTGGAGCAAAGAGGCAAGCAAGTGGGATCACCTGCAACACCTCCGTGTGGTAACGGTCCTGGGGAGTGCTACCAAACGCATTAAGGCACTCAACACCCCTGCGGATGTGTATGTTATAAACCGTGAAAATATCCCCTGGCTGGTTGACTATTACAAACAGGCGTGGCCGTTTGATATGGTGGTGCTTGATGAAAGCACGAGCTTTAAGAGCAGCAAAAGCAAACGCTTTAAGGCCTTAAAGCTGGTACGCCGCTTTATGCGTAAGGTTGTGCTGCTTACCGGCACACCATCCTCCAAAGGTATTGAGGACCTTTGGGCACAGATCTATTTGCTGGATGAGGGTGCAAGGCTGGGCAAGACCATTACACAGTACCGCCAAATGTATTTTGATTGCAATACACACGGCGGGCATTTCACAGAATATAAGGCAAAAGACGGAGCCGAGGCTGCCGTGCTTAATGCAATAAGTGATATTTGCATCAGTATGAAAGCCGAGGACTACCTGGAGCTGCCTGCGTGCATTGACCACGAGATCCCTGTTGTGCTTGATGATAAAGCCCTTAAAGCCTACAACCAATTTGAGCGTGATCTGTTGCTTGAGGTAAATGAGGATGTTATCACGGCCAACACCGCCGGTGTACTTACCGGCAAACTGTTACAGTTTTGTGCCGGTGCCATTTATGACAATGACCACAACACCGTGCACCTCCACGATTGCAAACTTGATGCGTATATGGAATTGCTGGAGCAGCTTAACGGTGAGCATTGTATCACCTTTTATGGCTTTCAACACGATAAGGAGCGCATCCTTGAGGCTTTGGCCAAAACCAAGCTGCGGGTGCGTGTATATAAAGACACCAACGATGAGGATGATTGGAACGCCGGCAACATTGATGTGTTACTGGTGCATCCCGCCAGCTGTGCCTATGGCCTTAACCTGCAAGCAGGTGGCCGGCATATAATCTGGTTTACACCAAATTGGAGCTTTGAGCTTAATGACCAGGGCAAGTGCCGTTTGTGGCGGCAGGGCTCCACCTATGACAAGGTTTTTGTGCATTACCTTGTTGTACAGGGTTGCGTTGATGAGGATGTGCTTGCAGCGGTGCAGGACCGTGAGAGCACCCACGAAAATGTGATGAATGTACTAAAAGCACGAATAAAGAAAGTAAGAGAGGAGGCAGCAATATGACAGTAAAGGAGCTTTCACAGTTATACTACCTTAACCGTGAGATCGAAATGGACCAGGTGCGACTTGACAACCTGGATGTGGAAATTAAGGAGGATGAGGAGCAACTGGCTGAGCTTGAGCGTATTGCATCAAGCCCCTCCTCACCCAATTATGACGGTATGCCGAAAAGCCCAAGCTACGGCAACAAAATTGAAAATGCTGTTGCAAGGATCTGGGATCTTGAGGCAAGCATCAAACGCAAAAAGGCTTTACGGTCCGATATTGCAATGACCATACAGGCAAAGCAAATTTTGTGCCTTACCGAGCGTAACAAGCTGGAGCGTTATATTGCCGAGCTGCCAACATCGTTGTTGCGTATGATCTTTACATATCGCTTTATAAACGGTTTGACCTGGGAGCAAGTATCGGCAAGTATCGGATGGCGTACAACAGCTGACAGCGTAAGGCAAATGTGTTACCGTTACCTCCGGGATGAAAAAGTATAAAAACTGTGTTTCAAATGTTCTTGTATTTTGCAAAACGGAGGTGTAAAATATATAATGCGGGTATTGACCGATAAGGCAATGCCTCCTTGGTGAACAGCGGCAGAGGGGTTTTTCTCCGATCCCTCTGCTGTCTGTTCTTTTATTTTGTTACAAAAGGAGCGTGAGCGTATGGCAAAGGGCAAATATGCAGAGTGGCTTGAGCCAGAGGGCTTGCTGCTACTTGAGGCCTGGGCAAGGGATGGCTTGACGGATGAGCAAATTGCAAAAAATATGAAAATAAATGTTGCAACGCTGTACCGATATAAGCAAAACTATTGCGAGATTTGCGAGGCCCTAAAAAAGGGCAAGGATGTTGTGGATATTGAGGTTGAAAACTCCCTGCTTAAAAGAGCAAAGGGCTGTACCGTTGTTGAGGAAACCCAGGAGCTTATGATAAACCCCGATACCGGAAAGCGTGAACTCGTAACCACCAAAAAGGTTATAAAAGAGATCCCACCGGACACCACCGCCCAAATATTCTGGCTTAAAAACCGCCGCCCCGATCTGTGGCGTGATAAGCAAAGTATGGAGCTATCTGGGGAGGTTAAAAACAACCCCTTTGCCGGTTTAACTACCGAGCAGCTTATTAAATTGGCTGATGCCGGTGATGATGATTGAGCACAGCAACCGTTAAGCTGGGCGCCAAAATAGAGCTTGCAAGGCGTGATTTTTGGCGATACTGTAACCTTAAAGCTCCAAAATTTTATAAAAAAGATCGGCAATTTTTGATTGATTTTTGCCACGATTTGCAGGACTTTTACCAAAGCGATGATGAGGTGCTTATTGTAAATATGCCGCCTCGACACGGCAAGAGCCGTACAGCCCAATGCTTTGTTGAGTGGATCCTGGGGCAAAACCAAACCGAAAAGATAATGACCGGCTCCTATAATGAAACGCTTTCCACCAGCTTTGCCAAAGGTGTGCGTAACACCATTGCTGAGGAAAAGGCAGACGAAATGCGGGCCGTGTATTCCGATGTATTCCCAGGCGTGAGCATCAAGCAGGGTGATGGTGCAATGAACTTGTGGAGCCTTGAGGGCGGTTATAACAACTACCTTGCAACCTCTCCCACGGGTACCGCCACCGGTTTTGGTGCCACAATTCTTATTATTGACGATTTGATAAAATCGGCACTTGAGGCTAACAACGCCGATACCCTTGAGAAACATTGGGAATGGTTTACAAATACAATGCTTTCCAGACTTGAGGAGGGCGGCAAGATCATAATCATAATGACACGCTGGCACAGCTTAGACCTTGCCGGGCGTGCGTTAGATTTTTATACAGAGGCGGGCGCCAAGGTGCGGCACATATCGTATAAGGCCCTGCAAGAGGATGGCACAATGCTGTGCCCAGAAATATTATCCCTACGCTCCTATAAATCAAAAATAAGGGCTATGGGTGATGATATTGCATCCGCAAACTATCAGCAGGAGCCTATTGACATCAAAGGCCGTTTGTATAGCAGCTTTAAGACCTATGACAAACTGCCCACCGATGCAAGCGGGCACCTGCTTTTTACTGCTATCAAAAATTATACCGATACAGCCGACACCGGCGATGATTACCTTTGCAGTATAAATTATGGCATTTACAACCAAGAGGCGTATGTGCTTGATGTGCTTTACACCAAGGCACCTATGGAGGTAACGGAGCCGCAAACCGCAAAAATGCTTAAAAAGGATAATGCGGGCTGGGCTGACATTGAAAGTAATAACGGCGGCAGGGGCTTTGCACGGTCCGTAACAAGGCACTTGGCTGCCCTGGGATCCAACCGCTGCCATATTGAGAGCTTTTACCAAAGCAAAAACAAGCAGGCCCGCATACTTTCAAATGCCACCTGGGTTATGGATCATATTTATTTCCCGGTGAATTGGAAAGACCGATGGCCGGAATATTACGAGGCAATGAGCCGATACCAGCGTGAGGGCAAAAATGCACACGATGATGCACCCGATGCCACCACAGGTATTGCCGAGCGTATAACCTACGGCTCACATTTCAGTTTTGAGTAAAGGAGGCGGCAGCCGTGAAAACATTAAACCTGCATACAAAGGCACCCACGGTGCTTATGGCCAGGATGGCAATGCAGATAAAGCCGGGAATGACCGACAAAGAATTTTTGGAGCACGAGATCAAGGCGTGGCTTGCATCCCCGGAACGCAAAAAGCAAATTGAGGGTGATGCCTATTATGAGGGCAAGCAGGATATTTTGCTGCGTAAGCGTACTGTTATTGGCGAAAAGGGCGAGCTTAAAGAGGTTGAAAACCTGCCCAATAATCGTGTGGTTGATAACCAGTATGCCAAGATGGTTGACCAAAAGGCAAATTACCTTTGTGGCCAGCCTGTTACCTTTGATACAAAAAATAAGGCCTTTGGTGAGGCACTTACCAAGGTGTTTAACAAAAAGGTTATGCGTGTGATCCGCATCGTTGCCGAAAGAGCCTTGACCGGCGGCAAGGTGTGGGTGTTCCCGTACTACAATGAAAACGAGCTTGCTTTTGCAATGTTCCCCGCCCAGGATGTTTTGCCCCTTTGGGCTGACACCGAGCACACCGTGCTTGATTGTGCGGTGCACCTTTTCCCCGTTTATATCTACAATGAAAACAACGAGGAGGAGGTTGTGCTCAAGGTTGAAATTATCCACGGTGGCGGCATTGATCGTTATATCTGGGAGGATGATACCCTGGTGGTGGATAATGATGCCACCTCCGGCCCTTACCTCACCATCCTTGACGAAAAGGGCAAGCCCACCGCATACAACTGGGAGCGCATCCCGCTTATTTGCTTTAAGTACAACCACCGTGAGCAGCCCCTGCTTTGCCGTGTAAAGTGCTTGCAGGATGCCCTTAACCTTATGCTTTCCAATTTCCTCAACGGTATGGAGGAGGATGTGCGTAATACGGTCCTCGTGCTCCACAATTACGATGGTGAGGATCTGGGTGAGTTTAGGCGTAACCTGGCCACCTATGGCGCCGTTAAGGTACGCAGCTTTGAGGGCTCCAATGGTGCGGTTGACACTTTGGAAATAAGCGTAAATGCCGAAAACTACAAAACCGTGCTGGAGCTGCTTAAAAAGGCCATAATCGAAAACGCCAGAGGCTACGATGCCAAGGATGAGCGTATGGGTGGCACACCTAACCAAATGAACATACTCTCAATGTATTCCGATATTGACCTTGATGCAAACGGTATGGAAACCGAATTTCAAGCCGCTTTTGAGGATCTGCTTTGGTTTGTGCGTGTGCACCTTGCCAATACCGGCGTGGGTGATTTCACCAACGAGGATGTAACGGTTATTTTTAACCGTGATATACTCGTAAACGAAAGTGAGGCCATTGAAAACTGCGGAAAATCGGCAGGCATCATAAGCAATGAAACGCTTGTAAAACAGCATCCTTGGGTTGACGATCCGGAGGAGGAGCTGGAACGCATTGCAGCTGAAAAGCTCAAAGCGGTTGAGGAGGCTGACCAATACCGTGCAGCCTTTGCCGCCACCGCAGGCGGTAACAAGGGCAACGAGGAGCCCCCTGCCGGTGGTGGTACACCGGAGGGCGGTGTTGTAAATGAATAATGCAGACTATTGGGCACGCCGTTTTAAGATAATGGAGGATGCCCTCAAAGATCAATCATACGAATATGTGTTAAACCTTGAAAAACAGTTTGATGCGGCCATCCGTGAGATTGATACGCAAATGCGGGCTTGGTACCAGCGTTTTGCGGTAAATAACAATATTACCCTTGCAGAGGCACAAAAGATGCTTACCACTGGTGAGCTTAAAGAGTTTTTGTGGACCGTGCAGGAGTACATCGAAAAGGGCCGGGAAATGAGCCTCAGCGGTGCGTGGATCAAAGAGCTTGAGAACGCATCGGCCAGGGTACATATTTCCCGCTTAGATGCCCTTAAATTCCAACTAAGGCAACAGGCTGAGGCATTGGCACAGGCAAGAGTAAAAGCCACCACCGATGCCTCACGCCTTGCCTATACACAAAGCTACTATCACACCGCTTTTGAGGTACAGCGTGGGCTTGGCGTGGGATGGACTATGCAGGCTCTTAATGAGGATGCAATAAAAAAGGTGCTTTCCCGCCCCTGGACCGTTGACAACCAGACATTTACGGCACGCTGTTGGACCGATAAGGCAAAGCTGGTGGAAACCGTCAACCAAGAAATTACACAAATGATGGCACGAGGTGCCGCCCCGGATAAAGCCATTGAGGCCATTGCCAAGCGGTTTAATACCAGCAAGACCAATGCCGGGCGTGTGGTTATGACGGAAAGCGCCTATTTTTCAAGTGCGGCCCAAAAAGATTGCTTTAACGAGCTTGATGTTGAGCGTTACCGGGTAATTGGTACGCTTGACACCCACACCTGCGATATTTGCGGGGATCTTGATGGGCGTGTGTACAAAATGAGTGAGTATGTGGTGGGATCCACAGCCCCGCCTTTTCACCCTTGGTGCCGTTGCTGCACCGCCCCCTATTTTGAGGATATGGAGGGCATCGGTGAGAGGTACGCCCGTGATGCCGAAACCGGGCAGCGTTATAAGCTCCCCAAAGATACCACATACAAGCAATGGAAACAGATGCAGGATGCCGCACACGGCTCCGGCTTTGTTGACAAAAAGCGTAAAATGGGGTATAATACAAGCACCGACACAAAACAATTTGAGGCCTACAAGGCACGCCTGGGCGATGAGGCGCCCAAGAGCTTTGCTGATTTCCAAAAGCTCAAATACGATAACCCCACCGCATACAATGACCTTGCCGGGTATTATCGTTATAAGGGAAACAACCCGGACAGTAACAGAGGCCTTTACAACGCCAACAACGCAGCTAAGGCAATGCGTGCCGCCGGTACGCTTAAAACCAAGGGCACCATTACGGTTGCCCCCAAAGGCCGCAGTATTGTTGACATTAACACACACGCCGCAAAGCGTATGGCTGAGCGTGGCATAACGCAGGAAATGGCACAGCAGATTATTGACAATGCCGATTTTGCTATTAAGCAACGCCGAGGATCCCAATACGCTTATTATACCAAAGAGGGCTTTGCCGTGCTTGATAACAACGGCGTGCTCGGTACAACCGGCCCACTTGATGAGGGCGGTAAAACATTATACGATGAGGTGATGAAAAATGCCAAAGACAGTAAGCAATAAGATATTTTGCCCCCTGCTTAACAAGGAAATTGAGGAGGGGTACTGCTGGGAGCTCTGCAACATCGCCACAAATGATGTTTTGCTTGAGGGCGATACCGTA